AATAAAGAACTTGAGGAGGCACAGAGGCGCGCCAACGATGCCATGGTCAAACTCGACCAGATAATGGCTGAGCAGATCCAAGACCAGACCGAGCAGGCTATTGAAAAACGGATACAGACCGGGGAGAAGTATTATGATGAAGCCCTGGCAGCAGGGAATGAAGAAGTCGCTGTATATAAGCTCAAGCTCGATAAGATGGGGCATTTCTCGGCCCTGTGGAGCGATGAAAGAATCGCTGATTATTACTGGTATACCAATAAGGTCGAGCAGCTGGAGACGGAGCTCTCGGAAAAACTGAAGACCATCAATGAAAAGACAAATTCCGACATCAAGAAGATCCGCGAGGATGCCACAAATAAGGATAATCCCAAACCGGAAAAGCCAACCCGGGCCGAAGATATCGACCTCGATAAAATCGGAGAGGAGATTGACGCTTTTGTCGCGGAGCGTGACGCAAAGGCGCGGCAAGCCAATGTCGCAGAATTGGACCGAATCAGCAAGAATCTCCAGGAAACTCTTAATGCCAATGAGGCTAAGAAAAAAGCGAGCGATGAACTGGCAATGAAGGAACTTGAAAATGCAAAAATGATTGAACTATCCGAAGCTCAATCTATCGCTTCCATAACTGGGGCATTGGTCTCGCTGAATCAGATCCACAAGGGAAACGCCAAGGTTTCTCAGGGGCTGGCGATAGCCGAAACCATCATGAATACAGCTGTGGCGGTGATGAAGGCCACAGCACAGACCGGCGTCCTAGCCCCCCTCGTTGTCCCCTCTATCATTGCCGCCGGTGCCGCGCAGATCGCCGTTATCTCCGCTCAGAAGTTCGCCCGCGGCGGGGACTTTGTGACATCCGGCCCCCAGGCCATCATTGTCGGCGATAACCCGGGCGGCCGCGAGCGCGTGCAGGTCACCCCGATTTCCTCTCCAAATTACAATGGGCCTGGCGGCGGCACGAATATCACCATCGGGGATGTGATTATCAAGGGAAATGCGGACAACAGTACCGTGAAGGCCATCAATATATCACGTGAAAAGCAACTCCGGGATCTCCGGGAGATGATCAAAGAACTCCAATACGCCCGTCAAATATAGGGGAGTCTATGCAGATCACGGGTGACGGGATAACGCAATTCCAATTCAAAGTGATGCCCGCGTATCGCGTACTCACTCAGCTCGCTATCAAATGGGTGCAGGTGTCCTCTGGAAACTGGCGCGCTACGGACCGCGGCGCGGGAGAGGATGTCTATGAGGCCGACATATCCATGCGCGGGACCGAGTCTATCATCAACAACGTTATCGACCAGATTCAAAATAACCGCCTGGCTGGCAGCGGTACTCCGAATCAAATCACCATGAGCGGATTTCTCGGCAGCGAGCATATCTTCGGGGAGAATGTGGACCATTCCGGGAGCATTAATGCGGTGATCATGTCTATGGAGAAGCGGCAACAAGCGGCCTGGAAATCTTATCTGCTGTCCATGCGCGTGCGCGCGCTTATTCCCACTTTCACAGGCTCCAGCTCATTCCCGACCCTGGAATGGTGTGATGTGGGCGCAGAGCACGACGCGGACATGACCATCCGCAAAAACAGCACCTATGATGGGACCATGATTTACCAGGATCACCGGAGCGACAGCGGCATTTTTGACGGGGTTTTCACGCTCTCGAATGCAAACTTCATCCTCTTGCGGAATAACATCCGGACGCAGCGGACCGGAGATTTCACCCTGTCGAATACCTTTGGCGTCGCTTATCCTTTCGGCAAGCGGTCGGCCAATGCCTACCCCCTTACGTGCAAGCTCATCGAATGGCAAGACCTGGGATGGTTTGGGCTCAAGTACAACCGGATCCGGCTGCGCTTCGCGGAGGCGGTTTAATGGGACGGAATTCCTACGCTATTGAGGTAGAAGCTGGACCGGCCGTCAATGGCACATTCTTCGACAGTCTTACCTATGGCCTGACGCATGGTTTTCTCCGATATGTGACCGACCGCCCGGGATTTGATTTTGTAGGTACGGCAGCAGAAAAGGTTGTCAACGGCAAATTTGCGGCAGATGCGTCATGGACGAAATTTGGTGCGGCCACTATTCATGATGGGGCCGCTTACCTGGGAGACGGATATCCGCATTTTGAACAAGCTATTACCTTGATTTCCGGGCGCACCTATGTAATCCGATATACCGTGGTTTCTGGCGGATGTCGATTTATTGTTTCCGATGCGCCGGATGGAATAGGGAATTTTGCCTATGATAGCGGGTATAAAGGCCCAGGCTCCTATGAGTATACTTTTATCGCCAATGCCGCCACGCAATATTTCTACATCATGGGACCCGGTTCGGTTTTTGATTCCGTTTCCATTCGAGACCAATGGACACCGCCCATCGGGGATAACTGCGTAATCGCGCTTACCCTATCCGGGGCCCAATCTCTCTCCGTCTCTATGCAATCCGGGCAGCTCTACCAGGCATCCAATGGAGTATTTAAATCCGCAAATACCATCCTTGCTGTTCGGGACCGCTTCACGATTTTGAGTGATGCGGATTTCACTGGGGGGCAACTGGCGACGGCAAAGGGATCGGCCCCGGCTGAGGGGGATATGTTTGAGGTTACCAATAATGGAGCGGGAACTGAGGCCGTTAAATATATCGGCATCAACAGATGGTTTAAGGACTTCCTCATGAAGGAGGGGATGAGCAACCCTTCGCGCTCCGTGGACCTGGAAGGGTCCGGAGATTATGGCACGCTCTCAGGGTTCAACTTCACGATCCGCGATACAATCATCGCCGGTACCAATAACCCGATCTGGAGGTACCTGGCCGCGAATGGAATGAGCCTTGCCAACGCGGTGGTCCGGCTCTACGCGGTTATCGATGGAGCTTTTTATCAAATCTGGACCGGCGTCGTGGAGAATAATCCCAGGAGCGAGGTTGACTTCGCTTTTGAATGCAAAAACAACTTTAAGCTCATTCACAAGGATATCCCATCCGAAGCCGTGACCTCAGAGGAATTCGCCAATGCTCCAGATGAAAGTTTGGGAAAAACCATGCCGGTTTGCGTGGGAGATATTGAATACGCACAGATGATCAATGTAGACGGAGAACCCGACTGGATTAAATATAATTCTTATGGCAATTATGGGTTCCGATATGAGTGCGCGCTGCGAGCTTATCAGGATAATGCCATGCTCATTCTCGATATCCGGGAATTGAGGAATGGCCTCAACACATTCGCCTTGAATGAACTCACCGGCAAGTATTTATTCATTCTTTCCGGGGAAAAGGCTGATTTGACTTTGGGAAACCGAATTCTCGGAAATGACCGCACCGGTCTTTATGAGAACTTCTGCACCCGTCTCTATCTCAGTGAACGCCTCCTCGATACTGATGGAAATCCCGTCGATATTTCAAAGTATGGATGGCAAGGCAGCGTCAATGGCTTCCTGCAATGGCGCGGGGCAATCGGGATTATAGAGAATCAGTGCCTCATCAGCCAAAAGGCCGTCAGTTCCTTCAAGAAAATCGGGGGAAGATTTCAAGCTTGGACATATGAGGCAGACAAAAAAAAATACCGGGACATTGCCCCTTTTATTGCGAATACAAGCACCTCCCTCGCCTCGATTTATATGAGGTCGAAGAATCTCCATACCAACGGCGAGACCTTGCGCCTTTCCACCGTTCCGATAACATTGAGAAATCCGGTGGTATACGAAAGCCAACTCGGAAATGATGATTCCTTGGTAGATCATGATCGTTCAACCTTCATCACAAAGAGCTCCACGTTCTTAAAAGAAGTCACCAAGACTATCGATTTTGATATCGATGAGGATTTGGGCGAGGATGAGACTTTGCGGGTCGGGGTAGATCTGGACGTATTCGACGGCTCGGGTTCTTACCCTTATGCCCGGTACACCGGGGCCTATACCCTGAAAATGGTATTAATGTGCGGAGCTGCAGCCGTCCAGACTATCACCCTCTCGTTTAACAATCAATCTTACCTCAACCTGATTCCGGATGATTACTATTCCGATGGAAACCTCAACGGCGAAAGGTCCATCGGCGGATATTATAAATCCTCTCTCTTGCTCAATGCCCTTTTTTATACTCTTATCAAAAACGAGAATTATCGCCGCTCGTTCAGCCTGGATATCACCGTGACTATTAGCGGGGCAGGTTCGGCCGCCGTTAATTTCAAGCAGATTGGTTTTGTGTCCATGCGGAAATATGATCTATCTGCGGATAAGATGTTCACTCGGGTATCTGGAGAACTCACCACGGGAGGGGCGCAGAGCAATACGGTTTACAATGCTTTCCGGCTTATGCTTGAAACCTACAATGGCATTTCCTCGGCAGATATCGAATATGGGAATCTGCCCACCAAAAGGCATAATGTCAATCCCGATTACTGGCATGTTGGCCGGCAGTTGATTGAAAATAAAAACATGGCCGACTACATCAAGGAATTATGTCAGCAATCCTTCGTGGCCGCATTCCAGAATCGAAAGGGAAAGATCGCTTTCTCTGCATGGCTTGACCGTACGGATTCCCCTAGAATACATGACACGACCACGATCATCGGGGATTCAATCACCGAATGGGAGTTGACCAGCATCGATAATGTCTTCAACTCTTTCGAGGTCAATTACTCAAAGGATCCCGGAGCTGGCAAATACTTCAAGACCTATAAGCTCAAAGATGTGGACCTGATAGAACCCCCAGGCTGGTCGGATGACTGGAAGCCTTTATGGGATGTATGCCGCGCCGCTTACCTCGTTTATCGCGCTGTTAAAGAATTCAAAATTAACCTGGACTGGTTTATCGATAGGAGCCGATGGTACAATTCAGGGGAGTCTGGGGCCGTGGGTATTGGAACGGATGGAAGCGCATGGCATTGGCTTACGAATGCTGTTTTTTGGCTCACCCGGCAAAAAAGAAAAGCCGGCTATAATGTCCCCCTTGATGCCACCCACGTATTTACCGAGCTCTGCGACCCGGTGAACTTTAAGGACCCGGTATTCTCCAATTCATTAATCGACACGGCCTACTTGGAAGGCAACGTGGATGCCATCGAATATGACATTCAAAATGACAGCATCCGCATCCATTCTCTCCTAAGTCCAAATGACACCATCGATGACAACTACGGGGATATCATCGAAAGCGGAAATTCAAATCACACCATCACCGAAAGCGGATCTGCACCTGATACGATTACGGAAGACGGTCAATAAAGGAGGATTTTATGGGCAATGAAAATAAAGACGTTCTTCGCGTCTGCACCACCGAAGCGGCTCTCGAAACTCAGCTGCGCGAAAAGATGTTCGGTTTTGCTACTGATACCCATCGGATTCTCGCGAAGGCTCCAGGGGGAACCGTCTATAAATTCAATTCCATCTCTTCCTCTCTGATTTCAGAGGATGGGAATTCCGTCTCCGTGACCAAGGATGTGGACAATGCGGATTTCGAGGCGCTTAAGTTTGTCAACTCGAACGTTCCGGCTTCAGGAGAAACCGGTCAATCAGTTACGGTCGGATTCTATACCTATGCCGACATTGGCGGAGTCCAAAGCGTTTGGCCCCTGGCGAAAATTACGGCCGGTAAAAATGCCGATTATTATGATGCTTCAACAGATGATGATTGTGAAGCAAACCTCCAATTCAAAGTGGATATAGGCGGAGAACTCTCGGAGGTCGGCCGGTTTAGCAGCGACTGGAGTTTTACTGTGTTCGGTCCGGGAAGTGAGACTCCACCCATTCTCAGGATTACCGCAACGGCGCCATTTGGATATATCAACAACGGGGAGCTTGGGGACATAGACTTCGTTTCTAAGAATGCGGTCGGGACTTATTTGACCTATGCTCAAATCGGCACAATGGTCCGAGATGCGGCGGCAGGGGGCGAAGATGGACTCATTTCTTTTCGGGTTGCAACGAATGGTGTTTTAGCATCGAAACTTGCGGTTCGTGGCGGAGATCTGAATGATATTTATACCAACGCCAAGATCACACCGGACAGCGGGACGCAAATCATCAACGGGAGCTTAAGTCTTATTGATGCTGCAACGCTCGGCCTGGGTTCGGGCAAGGGCGGATTCTTGTTCTCCGATTTGGCAACTGATACTATCACCGTACAGAATGCCAATTTTATTTCCGATACCATCAAATGCGACACCATCTATGCAAATGATGATTCAGGTAATGATACCTGGATGTCCTTCGGGCAAAATACAACCACCTTGCAAGTCGGCAATCTTCCAATGATTTACACCTTTGTGGATGGGAATACAGATATTGTTCACATAAATAGTCAGGGCAACTTCGTAGACTTCAAGGTCGGTGGTCCTTATGGCAATGCTCTCTGGCATAAAGCATATAAGAAGTGTGTTTTGACTGCGCTCCGCTGGGAGCAGGCTAAGGGTGCCGATGTGGCAAGCGCCAATGACATCACCCTGGGGGGCGATGGCAACTACTTCGTCATCACCGGAACAACGGATGTTCAGAGGATTCTCACTGCTGACTGGCAGGCTGGAAGCATTATCATCCTGAGATTCTCTGGGGCGCTTACGCTACATGATCAACATGCGTCCGGGAGCGGGTATGCGGGATTTTTCCTGACCGGACAGGGAGGAGATCGGACCGTATCGGCCGATAGCGTGGGAACCTTTATTTACGATGGAACCTATTGGCGCGAAATCGCGTGGACTCAAATACCAGGTTAAAAAGGAGGATGGGATGAAGATTTCAGAAAAAGCAATATCCGAGATCAGAGCCAGACAAATGCAGGTCGCGGCTGCGCAGAGATCGCTACAGGATTATGTGAATGGACTCGCGCAGGGAATGGGCGTTCCCGAGGGGTATGAGCTTGACCTGAAGAATGGAATCTGGAAAGCTCCCGAAAAGGAACCCGGGAAACACGATAAAAAAGAGGGCGGCAATGACAATCCAGTTTAACCCCTGGCCCTACATCCTGACCCTCGTCGGCACGGCCTTCATGATCCTCTTGTCTATAATTGGATTCGGAATTAAAAACCGGCTCAAGAGCCTGGAGGATACGTTCTCGCGCATTGATGGGACGCTCAAGGAGATTTTTGCAAAGCTCGACCTGGTCATGACCAAGGAGCGGTGCCGAGAACATCACGACGCGCACCAGAAACAGCATGACCTTGAAAAAGAGAATCACAAGACCGAGCATGAGGCATTCCGCGGTGACCTAAATGGCATCGGGCGCAAGCTCGAAGGCCATATCCAGCACAAAGTCGTTCATGGAGGGTAAAATGGTTATCCTATTCAAAACCACATCGACAGAGGCAGAATGGCCGGTATTGCTTGAGCTGAACCCGAAACTGGTGTATCAGGTCCTCTGTTTTCTGGATTTCATGGGCAGTAATGGGACGATTACGGAAATCTATCGAACGGTCGAGATGCAGCGGAAATATTACCCGAGTACTCCCGACAAGCTTTCCGTACATCAGTTCTGGCGCGGCGCGGATCTGTCCGTGCGCGATTATGACGCGGTCCGGGTATCGAACGCCCTGGATATTTTGAACCGGCGTTTTCCCTATGACCCGAAACGCCCGGTGCTCCTGTCATTCCTGGTTCACGATGTGGGGCTTGGAAATCATCTGCATATTCAGACTTTAACCGGGGGGGTTCAATGAGGAAGGTAAGGTACGAGGATATCCGCGACGCCATCAAAAGCGGTGACCGCCTGGAATTTGCGGGAAGTGGCATTGTCGGCCGGCTCATCCGGCTCTTTACCAAAACCGTCAACCATACCGCGTCCTGCTTGTCCATCGATGAGTACAGCAATTATGTGGGAAACAGAAAGTTCATCCTTGAGGCCGACTCTCCGGGAATCGTGCTCAATACCATAAGCCGGACCCTGCAGGGATATAAAGGCCGGGTATTCTATACTCCCCTCCTGGCTGTCTACGACGATCGGCGCGCGTGCATGGCGGACTGGGCCCTGCAGCAGGTCGGTCGTAAATATGATTTTAAAGGACTTTTTGCCAATATCTTCGGGCGTATCAATGCGGATGCCCGGCGTATGATCTGCTCCGAGTATCATTTCCTCATGCTTGTCATAGGGCGGCTCGTGGCGGGTGTGGTCATGAATAATAAAGGCTGTGCCGTGGATCATGAGGGGCGCCCGGTCAAAGCGCCCAGGCCCGGAGAATTCGATAGATTCCCCGTATATGGGGAGACCTTGGAAATCATTATTCCATCATAAAAAAAGGAGGTTCCCGTGAAGAAGGTTTTTGCCCGTGTCCTTATCTGGCTGATTCTCATCCAGAGCTATTCATGGTGTCAGGCGCGCCCCCATGAGAGCGACAACAACAAAGGCAGCTCGGCCTATGAGACGGCAATCCTACAGAGCAAGCTGGATACCGTGACATCCGCGGCCGTCGATGTGCGGCTGATGAAGAGTATGACCGTCCAGGTGTCCGGTTGTGATTCTTGCAAGGTATCCCTGCAGGGGAAAATCATGACCGCGCCTTATAGGACCATCAAGGATAGCATTGTGGCAAATAGCTTCTGGAAGGTTCCCGACTCTCTCGCGAACCTGTCTACTATTCGGGCGGTTATCAGTAGGCGTAAATCGACGGATACAATCTCGATCTGGTTTTTGGGTAAGAATTATTGAACCAAAAAGGAAAGCCCCCGTTCGCGGCGGGGGCTACGGAAACCCTTTTGCATATCATGCCGGTATCTCCTTACCCATTAATATAGGTCAATCTGTGCAATAAGTCAATGTGCGTTCCATCCCTTCCTTTAAAGCCCTGGGCGACTGGGGCTTTTATTTTACCAGTAGGTATTTCGGATGGCATAGTTCGCTATTTCTTCTTCTGTCCACCCGATTGGAGCTAGGTGACCTGTTCGGCTGGCAATCATTGATGCGTAATTAGTTTTTCCCTGATCATCAAATACAAAACTAGCATTGCTGTATGCGGTATCTCTTATGGTATCACCGCGGGCAACAGTATACAGATATCCGATATACTTGAAGGAGTCTGGATAAAAATACTGTTGCCTTGTCCAATTGTCGGTATTAAAACTAAATGTCAGCGTGTCGCATAGATAAAATTCCGCGGTGTCTTTGATTACTGGAATGAATGCCATCATGTTGTTTTTTAATATGGAAATGCCGGAGTCGGAAAATGATTGCCCACTATTTGAACGCGAAATAAAAGTCCCATTAGAATCATAATACCATGTGCAAAGCAGGCTATCCCTAATACTGTCCTTGTAGGTGTTGGTGATGGTATCGAAGTATTGAATGGTGTCCAGGATTTGATAAAGGACCTGGCTCTTAATAATCTTTGCAGGGGTACTATCCTGCGGCTGATTAGCGGCAAGGTTGCTGGATGTCGGGCTATTTTTAGAGCATCCCCAGGCGATGATCAAGGCGGCGATAAGAGCGAGAAAAGTTTTCATTCTATCCTCCTAACGTTACGACAATTTCAAGTCGCATCCCCTGCAAAAATATTTACCAGCATCGTTTAGTGATTTGCATTTAGGGCATACCCAGGGATGATTCGTATCGATGATTTGAGGATTCGGCGCTTGATTGGCTTGCGCTTTTGGAAGGCCAGTAATTGCGATAAGGGCGATGATGTTGAAGAACAGGCCGAGGAAAAACCATGATATTGCTGAACGATTTTTCTCATCCGCAATATAGGATGAGAAGCCAGCGAAAGCCAGAGATGCAATAAAAGCAATTATTATAGGGCTCATAACCTCAAACCTAATCTAATACTTTACCTTTCGCAACAGCTATTTGCGCCTTGCATCAAATGCGCATCTTATCGACGTGCATGATTTTGCCGATATGTGTACGGGGTGCATAACATGGGCACGGCTACGGAAAGCGAGAATGGAGATAGCGCGGAGGATGAGTTCGATGATGAGGTAGTGCGCAGAATCATCTTTAAGCGCGCCCTTGCTGCTTGCCGCCAGTACCGGAGCCCCCGCCGGTCGTGTTATCAGGTGTGGCTCCCGTTTTGGGTATCAAACCCTTCAACTCTCCAGCCTCCTGATCTTTTTCCTCTTGTGTGATACCATCCCGGACAAGGCGGGCTTCAACCCGTTCCATCGTTTTCGTAGACCGGTCAATTGCGGCCGCGGTAGCCTCGACTACCTGTTTATGAGCTGTTTTCCAGGTCCGGCTCTCTGCCTGGGCATCGATGCGCAGCTCCCTTTCGGTGGTCGGCGGGGATCCCACCGGCGCGTTTAGAAGCGTTTTACGGGCCTCGGAGTCGCCCCCCTCCGAAGCCTTGCCCGAGGGTAGATCCCCAGCTTCCTGCGCGCCTAACCCTGCGACAGGGGCAAGCATAGGACCAATCCCAGAATCGAGCCACGTCCGAGAGACACCATAAGTCTTGCAAATCAGATTTCGGTAATTTTCTTTAGGGGTGGCGGTTTTCTTTTTGCTCAACCAATCATTCAAAAGTCCTGATTTTATATCTAACATATTACAAAACAATGCCTTATTGCCTCGCTTTCGGCCATGGAAATGATAAATAATCTGCAATATTCTTTCACGCATATTATTTAAAATCAAAATCTTGCAAGAAAATAATTGACTCTTGCAAGAATATTGTTTATCTTTCTTTTATCATTTTCTTTATCGGTAAAATACCTTTTAGCTTGATAGGAGTCAATTATGGTAACAAAAATGGAAATTAAGGAATCCGGTCTTTCCCGGAAAGAGGTGGCGCAGGCTATCGGGATGAAATACATGCGGCTCTCGAACAAGCTCTGCGGATTCTCGGATTTCACGCCCGAAGAGGAGTCCCGGATCCGCGAGGTTTTGGCTGAGGCAAAAGCGAGACGGAGCGCGGCATGATTACCGCCGCTGATGCCAAAAACATACTCCTGGACCTCCGCGATTACGAGAAGCGCGATTATGTCCGGGAAGCCATCGACATCGCCCTCTGCGCGATAAATTACCGGCTGCTGGTGGAGAAGGACCGCATAATCATAGCGCGGGAGAAATCCAATGGCTGATATTCTCGCCCTTCCACAGCGCCCCCTTATCACCGGCCGGGAGCTGGCCGAACGCCTGGGCTTGGCTTATCAAACGATTAAAGTCTGGTCTTCCAAAGGGAAGCTCTCAGATCTGCAGATCCGCATCGGTACCCATGCTGTAAAATATGACCCCGAGCAGGTTGAACATGCGATAAGGAGCGGACGCTTTGCCGCTTAATGAATGGAGCTGCATGGAACGGGATGAGGCAAAACAATATCTGGAAAAGCGCGGATACAAAATCAACACCATGACCGAAATCCAGATTGAAGAGCTGATCCGAAATATCTATGAGCTCCGCGACAGAATCGAACAGATGCCCGGCGATAAGGTCCTCAAAGCCATGTACGGAAAAACCGAGAAGGATATCGAAGCACTTTCCGCTTTATAACCCATGAACCCATGAGGAAGATTTGCAGCATGCTACCCGTAAAACCTATCTTCTCGGCGAGCTCCGTTTTGTCCCAAAAAGGAGTGGAACGATGGGACTAAAACGGATTGGACCGAACACGTGGAAATACGATGTCCACGTTGACGGGGTGGCGGAGCGGCCGCGGGGAATATTCGAGGGCAAACGCTTTGAAGCGGAGGCCTTCTACGCGGCAAAGAAAACCGAGCTCCGGACGGGCTCTTTGACATTCCGAACAGTAGGGGAAATTTTTGCGAGATACAAGGCGGACCATTATCACAAGACGGCCCGCTATCTGAAAACGCCCAAGCAGTTCGAATCTATCATGGCCGGAATTGGCCATTACGACCTGAAGGAATTCAAGGAATCGCACTGGCGCAGCTGGCTGGAGAGGAAAGAGGCAGAAGGATACAAGGCCGGGAAGAGCAAGAAGCGCCGGTCATATTCTTTTGGCACATTGGATCTTTTCACTATCACGGCTAAATCGGCTTTCCAATGGGCGGTTGATCATTGCGGATACACATCGAACCCGCTGAAGAACTTTCCGCTCTATGACAAGGACAACCGGAAATATTGGACCTATTCTCCCAAGAACTATGACGACCTGATTCGAGAGGCCACCGGGCATCAATACGAGATGTTCTTCCGGGCCTGCAGGGCTTGGCCGCATCGCTCGGGAGAGTTCATGGTCCTATCCGGCGCGGATCTCCTGGATACCGGGATTAAGGTTGAGGACCCGAATACGAAAGAGGGGGAAGGGGGAATCCTTCCTTTCCCGAAATCAGATCCTCGGCTTTCTGAATACCTGAAGGCCATCCCGCGATCGTGCCCGCATCTTTTTTGCACGGCCGCCGGCCACAGCCTGATCAAGCGCGCGCCTATGAATGGGAATAATCTGCGCCGCTGGCTCCGGTCGAAACAGGCGAAGCTCCAGCTTCCCGGGGCCCAGCTGCACGGGTTCCGGCGTTCCGGTGTGGTCCACATGATCCGCGGAGGAGCCAGCATCCCGGCCGCAATGAAAGCCGGGTCATGGTCGCCTAAGTCCATCGAGATGTTTCTGGACCGTTACGTCCGGTTGACCACGGAAGACGTGGCAGACGCAATGGACAAGGCGGAAAAATACCGTCAGGCTGGACAAATCCTGGACAAATCAGGCGCGAAATCGGAGGCTGCATAATGGTAGCTTCCGCGCAATGCCTTGGAATAAAAGGAATTGAGACGCACGGATTCAGCGTCGAGAACGGTGGAATTATTTGTTCCCAAGGTGGCTGTCGCGGGTTCAAGTCCCGTCTCTCGCTTAAAAATACTCCCCTTGTAGGTCAAGCACTTACAAGGGGATTTCTCTTTCTATCCTCTATTTTCTGTGAAATCCCAGGTGGCGAAATTCGTTCAGAAGTACAGGCCGGTATATGCCGGTATATGAAAACCTGGACAAAACCTGGACAAAAAACCGGACAATTCGGAGCTCAGGGAAATAGCGGACTGAAAGCGATTCGACACTATAAATGCCTTCTCGGGTAATCCCCGGGGAGGCTTTTTTTATTTGGAGCTGATCATGAAGATGCACATCGAAGATTATTGCCGGGCCTGCCATACGAATAACACGCTCGATGTCGAGGCTGTTCCCGGTCCGGTACCATGCGCATTTTGCGGGAAGAGTCTCGGAGTGATTTCGAGTCACTACCCCAGCAATGAGACGGCGCCGGTGGATGTGGTTGCGGCCTGACCGGTTGAGGAGCTGATCGGGCTGAGAAGCCCTTGCGCTTGAGGAGGCGCCGGGGTGCAAAACGAGAATAACTTAGGTGGGGCCTCCCCAGTATTATTTCGCAACGGAGAACGGCATCATGGCTAAAGATCCGGCTTTCCTTTTTTATTACGTCGATTTCGCATGGGGTACCAGGAAGATGGACCGGCGGCACAAAGGCGCATACGTTGACCTTCTGATCCTCCAAGCGGATAAGTTTGCAGCAAAAGGCGAATATCGGATTACCCTGGATGAAATTCAGGCCGAACTCGGGAAGGATTTTGACTGCTGGGAGGATCTTCAATCCAAGTACGTTTGTGTGCGACAGGGTGACACTCAGATGTTTTTTAATCTCAAGCTCTATGAAGTTCAAAAGGAACGCCTCAATTTTTGTAAGTCTCGTAGAAATAACAGATTGCAATCAAAACAAGTGAAAATCACTAGTCAAACACTTGTGCCACATATGGAAGATGAATTGAGATCAGATGAAGATAAAGGATCTAATCCGGAAGGGGATTCAAAAGGGGAGGATTGGCGAGACTCATTCCCGGCATACCAGAAAGAGCTTGAACGGCAGCTGTCGGAGCTCATGCAGGATCGCGAATGGTTCGCTGATCGTGAGCGATATCATTCTGGCCTGGACATCAAGCTATCCATTGAAAAGACGCTGAATGACTTCTGGGGTACAGAGGTAGGCTGGAAATGGAAGATTGACAGCAAGGTGGAAACCTTTAACCTCAAGCAGACACTGACGAATGCCCTGAGCGATAAGCGAAACCAGGTCTGGAAACAAAAACCAAAGGTATAACCATGGGAAAAAGGTATTCCCTCGATGAAGAAAAGCCGGTCCGCCGGCGCTGCCCCGAATGCTGCTTTTACATCCGCATCAATGGGCAGTGGCAAAAAGAGGCGAATGAGGACGGGCACCCGAGATTTTCCGGAATGCCCGGCATGCGGTTTTATCACGATCCGGATTCCAAGGACATGTATGAGCGAATCGGATTTAACACGCCCTGTACTTGCGCGGCCGGCGCTCAGGTCCGTGAAGGATACAAGAACGAGGAAGAAAAGGAATTGCAAAAGGAGGTGGCTTGATGGAAGGCAAACTCACAAAGGAGCAGCTGGACGAACTGGACCGCACGTTTGATCGGCTACTCGAAAGGCGGAAGAAGGTATTCATTGAAATCACGGAAACCAACGCGGAGATCGACAACATCCTGGCCACGCGCCAGCTGCATATCAACGCGGTGATTGCAGAGGAAAAGGCCAAGGGGGTGGCAAATGGAAACTAAGCTTTTCCCTCTGGAGCGCTATAACCGCTTTTACACCTCCGATTGCCCTGCGCTGTTTATCCCGAAGCGTGGTTTCTCTGCGTTCATGAACCTGATCTTCCAGACGCGGAGCAAAAACTAATGAAAGCGCTAATTTTTCACAGAAAGATCTACGGACACAAAGCCAAATGCTGCAGATGCGGGTTTGAGGTTGAAGTGTTGAACAAGAACAGCGCCCAGGCCGCCATCATATTCGAGCATCGTGGATGGAAGATTAAGGACTCGAATGGCGTGAAAGAAGCCAGCGGCGAACCTTGCGGCGGAGATATCTGCGGGTTCTGCAATCCAAAAATAGTGAAGTAGTAACCTTAAAAAAGGAGTGGAAGAATGGAACAGCAAAACCAAAACGAGCCGAATGAAATCCAAGTCATGGATTCAACGGCTATTCAATCAATCACGTCTGCCGAGATAGACGTCCAGATCGCGACGGCCCACAAGTACCCGCGATCTCTGGCGCAATTCGTGAAGAGGGCCACGGAGATGGCGACCCTGGACGTGGACACGGCCGCGGCCTGTATTTATCGCAAGCCGGTCGGAAAGAACGCCAACGGCAGCGTAAAATACGCGGAAGGCAAAAGCGTCCGCCTGGCTGAAATCGTCGGAGCCTGTTATGGAAATCTTCGCGTCGGCTCTATGCTTGTGGAGCAGGATGCGCGCTTCGTTAAATCCCGCGGATTCGCGCACGACCTTGAAACGAATTTTGCCAGTTCCTCGGAATGCGTGGAGGCCACGGTATATTCCAGCGGAACCAACAGAGGGAAGCCTTACACCGATCAGATGCGTATCACCATAGCCAAGGCCACGTTGGCCAAGGCCAGACGGGACGCTACCTTCCAGGTGGTCCCCGGAGCTCTTTGCAAGAGCATAGAGCTTGCTGCGCGGAAAACGGCTATAGGTACAGCTGAGACCCTCGGCGCGCGTCGGTTGGCCGTCATGGACTGGATTTCAAAAGCCGGTGTCTCGGAAGAGCGGTTTTTCCATGCCCTGGGCATCGGGGGCGTGGATGACATCGGAGCTGATATCCTGGCGACAATTACTGGAATTCGGACGGCTCTAAAAGACGGAGACACGACCTTTGACGAGGCTTTCCCGGAGCTGGACAAGAACAGCGTATCGGCACCGCGGTCAAAGTCCGAATCTACGGCAGCGCCAGCTCAGACCACCGAAGTCAAACCTGCAGAGCCGGACGCACGCAAGGAATACCAGGAGCTCGATGACCTGGCCAAGCGGGCATCGAAGAAGGTCCAGGACAAAATTAAGGACATCAAAGAGGCCTTCTGCAAAAAGCACAACACAACGCCCGATGATTTTACTCAGGCTCAGCTCTCTGAAATTGTTCCTCAGCTGCGCGAGGTCCTGATATGACGCTTTATGAGCAGGGCCGCCTCGCCTTTTACGAGTCCACACATGAGTATCGCCTGGATGGGGTGATCAAGCCTGGCGCGACTCAGGTCCTGGAAGACGTCGGCCTTTCCGACTATTCCCGGATCCCGGTGGACCAGTTGGCGGCCGCCCAGGAGCGCGGGGACCGTGTCCATGAGATAACCAGGCTGTGGGACATCTCGGATTTGGATGAGACCAGCCTGAATGATTTCGGACGCCGGTACCTGGACAGCTGGGTCAAGTTCAGGGCGCACTACCTGCCCACTGTTTCCAAGTTCGACCTGGTCGAGAGCCCGCTGGCCAGCCTGCTTTATCAATATGCCGGCCGTCCGGACCGGGTGGTCCGCGGTTTATGCGTCCTGGATATCAAAAGCGGAGCGGATTGCCCTTCCGCTCGATACCAGCTCGCGGCCTACGAGCAGCTCTGGAAGGAGGAGCTTGAGCCGAAGGACAGGCTGGAGCGATGGGTGGTATATCTCTCACCGGATGGAGAAGAGGGGCGCCTGGTCCGCTGCAAGGATAAAACGGACTGGTCGATCTTCATGTCTGCGAAAAACGTGTATCATGCGAAAAGGAAGTAACCTTAAAAAAGGAGTGGAAAATGTCTTTTGAACTCGAAGCCGTATCAACGACCGTGCGCGCCGAGGTGGAGTCCACGGTCAAGGCCCTTCTGGACGGTGGAACGATTACCGAAATTCAGAACGGCCAGCAATTCGAAAACGCGAATACCCTTCTGCAGCTGGTGAAGGCGAAGAAGAAGTATCTGGAGGAGCTGAGGGCGGACCAGCTGGCGCCCTTGCGCACGAAGACGGACGCCATCAACGACTATTTCCGGCAGTTCGTGGACCTGGACAAGAAGAATCCCCAGGGCCAACTGGATATCCTGGAGAACAAGATCAAGGTGCCCATGATTGCCTTCCAGCGCGCCGAAGAGCAGCGCCGCATCGAGGCGCAGCGAAAGGCGGATGAAGAGGCACGCCGGCAGCGCGAGGCCGCGGAGGCTGAGGCCCGGAAGAAGCGGGAGGCTGAGGAGAAGGCCCGGCGGGAAGCCGAGGAGAAACGGCGGCAGGCCGAGGAGGCGGCCAGGCGTGAGGCTCTGGCCAAGGAGGAGGCGGAACGGAAGAGGCGGGCAGCTGCAGAGGCCACAAGCCGGACGGCCAAAGAAAAGGCGGAAAGGGAAGCGCGGGAAGCGGAAGCGCGGGCCCAGGCGGAGGCTGAAGCCAAAGCCCAGGCCGAGAAGGAGGCCCTGAAGGCTGACAGACAGGCGGACCGGAACGCGGCCGCGGCCGACCAGGCTCTGGAGGTTCAATCCTCGGTTGTTCCCCAGGTCATTCAGTCCGCGGCGAAGGCCAAAGGGTTCAGCGTGGCCAAGACCTACAAGGCCGAGGTAGTAGATGAAGAAGCCTTCAAACTGTGGTGCATGCAGAACGACAAGCTGCATTATCTGCTCGTCGATACGAAGCTCCTGAACAAAGCGGTCAAGGTGGAAGGGCTGAATTTCAAGGCGCACGGGATCCGGGTGGCCGAAGATTTCAGCGCAAGGTCCCAGGCAGCTTAAATAATTGGCCGTCATCACTCATCGGGCGTTAAACCCGTAGCCGGGAATTGCCGAGTCGATGAGGTCCCGCGGTAGGCGGCGGGCGGCCTTAAAAGGATGGACACATGAAAATTATCGAAGCCCTGAAGCTCCTGACACTGATGGTCATTGCTGCGCTGCTGTACTTGTGCATGCAGGAGATGCGGCGAGACCATGAGTTGAGGGGCTCCGTTATAAACCTGGAATCCAAGGTCAGCTCATTCGAAGAGTGCTTGCGCACCATGGGGACCATCGCACAGACAAACCTCATCGATGCAAAGGATACTTGGGCGGCCGTGAAACGCGAAAGGAGGAAACGGTGAGCGAGCATGACGCATACTTGAAGGCGCTTCTGATTGTCGCCGCTCTTTTCCTTCTGGCTGCAATTCATATCCGCTCGCACCTGAAGGACGATCCGAGATTCGCGCATTTATTCAAGAAGCGCGGCGGGAGAGTCTCATGACCGACGCGCGCTGCACGCACTCCATGGGTGTCCAGACCAATCTATTCGGCCGCATCACCAAGCGCGAACTCCGGGCAAGCCGGCAGATTGAACGGAAGATGAATGCCATGATGAAAATGAAGGAGGACGAGCGCAAGAAAGAGCTCCGGGAAGAGCGCGCGCGAAAGCTGCGGGCCCTCATCCACAATCCCACCTGCGGCTTGCTCCGGTACCGTGTTCCGCATTCGGCGACCACGGACATGATGAACGAAGACCTGGGCGTGGAGGTCAAGGATCACCACCAGGTGGACGGCATGGAGAACAACATCAACGGCACCCTCTACAGCCACGACAACGGGAAGCCGGGCGAGAAGTTCATCTCCCTGGGGCGGGTCCAGTCTCAGCGGGACGGAAGCAATGCCCGGAAGATAGAGCTCTGGACCATGGAAAAATACTACCACATCGCCAAGCCTATCCATGAACGCGAATATCCGGCCGTGAAACCTAAAACGGAGGCAGCTGCATGAGGCCGACCTACAAACGAGTCATCCGGGCAGACCAGGAAGGGTTCGCCTTTCCAAAAATGAAGCGCGTCCGGATCCGGCCGGGCTCAGCTGAGGTACCTGAAAAGACCATTCAGGCCATCACGGACACTTTCCTGCAGCTGAACCACATGCCTTTCTTCCGGCTGCCGGACAATATGTTCAAGGCCATCCTTGCAAACCCGATCATCTCCAGGCGCCTTAAAGGCTGGATCCTCCATGAGCTCGGAGGATGGCCCGACAATATCACGGTCCATTCCCTTTGTGAATTCAATGGGATCAAGTTTTGCCTGGCGGCTTTGGTGGAAAACAAAACCGAGAAGGGCCGACTGCATGGCAAACAGAAAATCTGTGATAAGGAGCTCGGCTTCAATGTCTGCCGTGGCGAGGATGATATAAAGCTCATCATAGCGGAATTCAAAAAGTTCCTCCAGCTGCTGCAATACCTGCTCAGTGCATACGACAAAAACGGCCAGGTCATTAAAACGCCTGACCATTTGGATGGAAGCGATATCAGGAAAGACGTGCAAAGCGCGTCTCTTTAACCACAAACCAAAGGAGTAAAGGAATGGAAACGAAGGAAGCAATCATTCAAATCCCGGTGGACAAAATCCAGCGGTGCCCGATGAACCGGCCTGCCGGCAGCGGTCCGGACATTGAGAGCTTGGCGGCCGACATCAAGGCGCATGGAGTAACGCATCCGGTCCTCGTCCGGGCCGTGGACAAGGGCTACGAACTGGTGGACGGAGAACGCCGTTGGACCGCATCCAAGAATATAAAGCTGGAGGCTATCCCGGCCATCGTCCGGGATTATACCGAAGCGGAGGCCTACACTATCACGCTCTCGGCCCTTCTTCACAACAAGAACGCCACGCCCATGCAGGAGGCCGCGGCCATCGCCCACCTGGTGGACCTGGGCAAAGCTCCGGCTGAGATAGCGGCGGAAACGGGCTGGCCGATCTCGCGGGTTGCCCGCAGAAAGCAACTGCTAAATCTGTCCGAGAAATGGCGTGCTATTGCCGAAGGCAAAGACGAAGATCACAGCAAGATCACGACAGAGGCCTTGGAACTGGTTGCCCGAATGGAGTCACCGATTCAGGACAAGATCATCGAGAAGCTCAACTGGTACCGGGGCGTTGACGCCGGGGACATCGAGGACTCCATGGATAAATACATGTTCCGGCTTTCCGGAGCTCCATGGAAGTTGGACGACGCGGATCTGTGCCCGAAAGCTGGCGCATGTACGGCCTGCCAGAAGCGGACTGGCCTGCAGCCGGACCTTTTCGGCGAGGTTTCCAAAAAAGGCGAGCTCCAGGTAGAGGACAAATGCCTGGATGCAACATGCTGGGGCAAGAAGAAGACGGCTTATCTTGAGGTTAAAATCTCCAAGATGCGGCAGAAGAATCCAGATGCGATCCTGGTCAAAGACCCCTATGACAATTTCGATGCCTTCCGCGCACCAGCCAGCCTGGGCAAGCAGGCTCTAAAAACCTACGACGTCCAAGTCGTTAAGGAGGGAACAAAGGGCGCGGTCCGGGCAATGCAGATCAACGGTTCAAAATCCGAATTCGGAAAGGAAATGTGGGTCAAGATCACGGAAAGGGCCGCGCAGCGGAACCCAGAGAAGGCGGCGCCCACGGTGGCCCAGCGCAAAGCCGCTTTCCAGAAAAAGCGCATGGAAGCGATTATCGATCGGATGAATGCCATCCTGGAGGACGAAGACAAGAAGCAGCCCCAGGCGCAGCTCATTAAGAAAATGAGCAACCGACAGAAGCTCCAGGTATCCGTTATCTTCATGGGCGGGACCGATGATTATCCTGAAATCAGCCAAATCAAAAGTACGCTCAAGAAGACGGACGCGCAGCTGCTTGATATCCTTGCTGAGAATGCCTGCCATGTGGCCGCCGACTCTATCGACAATCTGACCTATGACCAGGTCATCAACCCGAAGGATGTGGAAACCTACTCTGACCTATTCGGTATCGACCTCAAAACCATCACTGACCAGGTGGAGAAAGAAATGCCGATGCCGAAGACCTGGGATGAGCCGGTGAAGGAAGAAAAGGAGGAGAAGGAAGCCGCATAAAATGCCGTGACGGGCGGGTGCCTCTGTCCAGCAATGGCGAGGTGGGTTGAGATTCTTACCCCATTCCACACCCGCCCTGATCGGCTCACAGGTAAAATCATGAATAAAACAAAAATACAGTGGACTGATTACACTTGGAACCCCATTACGGGATGTACCCCGGTATCCCCCGGCTGCGCGAATTGCTATGCCGCGGCCATGGCCAAGCGTTTTAATGGCGGAGACTTCAAACCGAAGGTGCATCCGGACCGCCTTTCCGAGCTGGAGAAGCTGAAAACGCCCTCCAAGATTTTCGTTTGCTCGATGGGCGATTTCTTCCATGAGAAAGTCAAACTGATTTGGCGCTGCATGGTGCTGGAGCAAATCCTGAAGAACCCCCAGCACAAATATCTTTTTCTGACCAAGCGGCCCGAGGTCATTCCCTGGGGCGAGGAGCTATATGAGGGGAAAAACATCTGGCTCGGAACAACGATAGAGAACCAGGAACGGGCCTTTTGGAGGATTTCCTCGCTGTTTGGTTCCACTCAGCCGAACCTTTTCCTTTCCGTTGAGCCGATGCTGGAGCGGATTGACCTGGGCGCCTTCCTAGCCGTTGGGAAAATACGATGGGTCATCTGCGGTCCCGAGACGGGCGCGGGGGCCCGGCCTTTCGAATATGCCTGGGCCGCGGATTTGTACGGGCAATGTCTAAAATATAATGTGCCTTTCTTTTTCAAGGGGAATGACCTGGTCAAATACCATTATCGTGAGCTGCCGATGGAGTGGCCGGAAGGCTTGAAATGAAAGATAACTTCGATCATCTATCCAAATACCGGATCCGGAAAGGATTCATGGGGAGTGATGACTCTATCGGCCGGCGCGGGGCCTTTCAATTTCCATCTCTGAACGGCCTGGTCATGTTTATAGCGATCGCAGATTGCGGAAACGGCCCTTTGGTTGAGGGCTGGGAGCATGTTTCCGTCCGAGCCAGGACGAAAGGTGCCAAGGAGGACCGCTGCCCGACCTGGGAAGAGATGTGCTTTGTGAAACGCCTCTTCTGGAAAGACGATGAAACGGTAATTCAATATCATCCTCCGGAGGAGAACTATATCAATGACCATTCGGCCGTTCTGCATCTATGGAGGCCCATTCAGGCAGCGATACCGATGCCTCCGGAGATACTGGTATAACCATGGAAAACGTCATCTGCCCATGCGGCGCCCCGATGGTTCTGCGGGAAACATCGAGATACAAATATCCGAACGGCCAGCCCCGGAAGTTTTACGGATGCTCCCGGTACCCGAAGTGCAAGGAGGTCCATGGCGCGCATCCGGACGGCCGGCCTTTGGGCATCCCGGCCACGAAAGAGACCAGGGCGCTGCGCCATCAATGCCATACCCTGGTTGAATCGCTTCTCATGTCGGTACCGGGAAGCGAGCTCTACATGGACCTGGCGGATCTGCTCGGGGTGGCCGAGGGGGAGGTCCACTTCGGGGCGATGGATAAAGAGCAATGCGAAATGGTCATCGAATGGCTGAAAAAGAAACTGGAGGAGCGAAATGAGTAGACACCGGCGCCGCGGACGCCCGAAAGAGAGCACGAAGAAAGAAAAGCCCTGCAGCTGCGCGCATTGCAATCTGGAGGAACCCCTCACGGACGAGAAACTCAAAAGGGTTTACCGATATCCCAAACCCATGGGCCGGCCCAGGAAGGGGGACTCATGTCTTTGAATCGAAAGGATAAAGTGCTCCCCTGTCCTTACTGGAGCGAGGGGGAACTAACAAGCAACCTGGTCCCCTGTTATTGCTCGTTTCGGCGCAGGACTCCAGAGCCGGTCTTCAAATGGCAGATTTGCTTTAAGGTAAAATTCGGGAAAAGTTTATTGACCAGCATGGCCCCTAAATCTAAAATAGATGGTAAAGAGACTTTAGCCCATACAGCTCATGCCTAAGAAAATCAAAATCGCATGCCAAGGCGCGGCTCTGCTCGAGCTCGACCAGCTGGAGCCTCTTCAGGGTAAACTCAAGACATTGACCCCGGATAATTGCCGAAAACTCCGGGAATCCATCGAAGACTTCGGCTTCTCCTTTCCAATTTTCATCTGGCGCCGCGATGGTCATTTCTATACCCTCGACGGCCATCAGCGCGCGCTGGTGCTCAATATCATGCGTGGGGAAGGCTGGGAGATCCCGCCGCTTCCGGTCGACTGGATAGATGCCCTGGATTGGAAAGAGGCAAAATCCAAACTCTTACTCGCAATCAGCCAATACGGCGATGTCTCAAAAGAAGGCCTGTTCGATTACATGGAAGATGCGGGTATAGACCCGGAATGGCTCTCGAAGATAGTGGACATCCCCGAGCTGGACATGAAGCTCTTTGAAGCCGAGTTCCTGAAAGACGGCGACACAAACACCGGAAACGAAAACGATGAATGGATGGGCATGCCAGAATTCGGGAACTCGGCGAAGGCTTTCCGGTCTCTCATTGTGCACTTCGAGACCGAGGACGATTTCAAAAGATTCTGCGAACTACTCGGCTGCAAGTTAACCGACAAGACGAAGTTCAGCTGGTTCCCGGAGAAAGAGCGACAGGACCTTAAAGGGAAAGCCTTTTCGAGTGAATCCTAAATACCCGGTCTATGTTATTTCGAAAGGGCGATGGGAATCACGGCTAACGAGCCGGGCCCTGGAAAGAATCGATGTTCCTTACCGCATCGTTATCGAACCCCAGGAATACGACAATTACGCCGCGGTTATATCCCCCACGAAAATTCTAACCCTGCCTTTCAGTAATTTGGGGCAGGGGTCCATCCCGGCCCGGAACTGGGTGTGGGAGCACTCCCGGGGGGAGGGGGCGGAGCGGCACTGGATTCTAGATGATAACATCCGGTGCTTCCGGCGATTCCTGCACAATCAGCGCATCCGGGTATCGGACGGGACAATCTTCCGGGCAGCCGAGGATTTCACGGACCGATACCTGAATGTAGCGCTCTCCGGGTTCAATTACACCTTCTTTGCCGGAGGCGCCGTAACCAACTGCATCGAAAAGCCTTTCCTGCTCAATACCCGTATCTATTCCTGCATCCTCATCCGCAACGATATCGAATACCGATGGCGCGGCCGCTACAACGAAGATACGGACCTATCCTTACGGGTGCTCAAAGCGGGCTGGTGCACCATCTTATTCTACGCTTTTCTGGCGGATAAACAAGCCACGATGACCATGAAAGGCGGGAATACGGACATGCTCTACAAGGGCAGCGGTCGCCTGCAAATGGCCCAATCCCTGCAGCAACAGCACCCGGATGTGGTGAAGATAACCCGGAAATGGGGACGCTGGCAGCACCTGGTCGATTATCGGCCCTTCGCAAAAAACAAGCTCATTCGGCGCAAGGATATCAGAATCGAGGCCGGAATCAATAATTATGGTATGAGACTCATGACCGCAGGAGCGGCATAATGGCGCGCCCGTTGAAAAAACTCAACCTCACGCCCGAACAGATTGAATATCTGGCGAGCATCGGCTGCACGGATATGGAGATTTCCTATCTTGCGGGTTTCAAGGATCAGTCCACGCTTGTTCGACGTTTTGCCAGAATCCTCGCAAAAGGCCGCGAGGGGGGTAAAACCAGATTACGCAAGCTCCAATGGCAAGCGGCCATCAAAGGCAACGTGACGATGCAAATCTGGCTCGGCAAGCAGCTGCTCGGACAGGAGGACCACATTGTTCAAAGGAATTCAAATTTCAACGCGAACGCGGACCTGACCAAGCTCACGACAGAGCAGCTCAAGCAGATACGCGACGTGATGACAGGAAAAGAACCGGATGCAAATCCCAAACCTTAGCGACATCAATATCGAGCTCGCGCGCCGTGAGATGCTGGAATACATGAAGCTCCTCTGGCAATCGAAGAGCATGAAGCCCTACAAGGTTGGAAGGCATACCTCCGGAATCTGCGTGGAGATAGACGTCATCCTCGAGGCCTATGGGCGCGGGGAATCATCGTTCATTATCCTCACGGTACCGCCGCAACATGGAAAAAGCGAAATCGTATCCCGAGCTCTGCCTACCCGTTTCCTTGGCATGTTCCCGGATGATGAAGTGATGGTTGTCTCTTATGCAGCGAACCTAGCCGAGACATTTTCCAAAGATGGCCGGAAGTTCATGCGGTCTGGAGAATACGGTGCAGTCTTTCCCGGTATATCCATTGCCCGAGATAACTCAGGCGTGCAGGAATGGGGTATCCAGGGGCACAATGGTAAGGCGCGTTTCTTCGGCATTGATGGCGGTGTCACTGGCAAAGGCGCGGCCCTGGCTGTCATCGATGACCCTATCAGCGGGCGAGCCGAGGCCGAGAGTCAAACCATTCGAGATAAGGTATGGGACTCTTTCCGCAATGACGTGATGTCGCGTATCGCGCCGGTCTCCATCGTCATCGTCACGCTGACCCGCTGGCATACTGATGACCTGGTCGGCCGCATCCTGAACGAAATGAAGAGGAATCCGGATTTCCCGCGCTTCAAAATTCTGGATTGGCCGGCGACGCGCCAAGGGGAATACGAATGGCTTTTTCCTGAGCATTACAGCCCGGCTTTCTATGAGAATCAGCGTGCCCTACAAGGCTCCTATGGCTGGAGCTCCCTTTATCTCTGCAATCCCGTCCCGCGCACGGGCAACATCATCCGCGCCGATAAGGTCAAAATTCTTTCCCCTGAAAAATTCGATGAGATAACCCGAGGCATGCGCTTTGCCCGTGGGTGGGATTTGGCCTCCGGAGCAGTACGCGTCAAAGAGGACCCGGATTCTACGAGCGGTTGCAAGGCGACAAAGCGGTGGATTCGCACGAATGACCCGCAGTACAAAATCCCGGTTCTGTTTATTGCGGATTATGTGCGCGGCCGCTGGGAGGCTCTTGAACGCAATAAGCGGATTATGAATACGGCGATTGCAGATGGAACCATTACCGTCGGCGTCGAAGCCTTCGGCGCATACAAGGACGCCTATACAACCGTCCGAACTGTGCTCAGCGGGATCCGGTCGGTCATACCAGTGAGACTTCCTGGGGATAAGGTGGCCAAAGCGGAAACCGTTTCCCCCATGTTCGAGGCTGGCAATGTGTACATGCGAAAGGCTCCTTGGAATGACGAGGTCCTGGCACAGTACGCGACGTTCCCGGGAGCTGCGCATGATGATGATGTCGATGCCGTGACTGTGGTCAACGATGTTTTGGATAAACGAACGGATTGGAGCTAAACTCAAAAGGAGGATACCATGTCAGAAGTTGATGTCATCGATGCTGATCCGGGTGTAGGTGCGCCAGGGCGTTCGAGGGAAATACCCTACGAAAATGAGGCTGCGAAAACACAGATCCATGTAACGGACTTGAGCGAGTATGATTTCATTCAGCTCACCTATCACGGGGATGGGGCATACCGTGACGGCACGCTCATTCGTGCCCACGAGCGGGAGGACGCAGAAGCCTACAAGGGCAGGCGAGAAATGGCCTTTCTCAAGAACTTCTTCAAGCCCGTGGTCAATGCCCGCGTAGACCCGGTCTTCTCATCCGAGATTGTCCGGGAGGTCAAAGATGAGAATGGGGAAGAGGAGGCTCAGGCCCCATACTTCCGGGCGTTCCTCGAAGACTGCGACAACGTGGGCGCCAAGTTCGGGAAGTTCATCGAGGAAGAGGCGCGGGAGAGCAACCTGACAACCCTCTCTTTCATGATCATGGACAACTTCAAAAGGGAAGAGCGCAGCGCGAACGTCGCGGATAACCTGGAGAAGCGGACCTTTCCTTACGTGTACATGCAGACCAGGGACACGGTCCAGGGATACAGCTGCGACCGTCATGGAAAACTGGCCTGGATTCGCTTTTGCGACCACACCGAGAAGGACGCCACCACGGGCAAGACCACGGTATATTACCGGTATTGGGATAAGCAAGTATCCAAGCTGCAGAAGAAGGCGGACAAGCAGATGCCGGCGGCCGGGAATATGTCCAAAGAGGAAAAGTGGGATGATGTGGAAATCATCAACCACAACCTGGGTGTCTTGCCCATCCACATCTTTGCTTTCATGCCCCCGCGCAAGCGCACGGATGCCCTTTCCATCGATTACGAGTTCTACGACCTGGCCCGGTGTAACTGGACCATCTACAACCTGGACAGCGCCACGATGGAAGCCATCTTCGACCAGTGCTTCTCCCTCCTATGCATTCAAGGACCGAAGTCTGACGATGTGCGCGTCGGTACGAAAACGGTCTGCTGGGTGGACATGACCGCCCAGAACATGCCCGCCTTTGTCTCTCCGGATCCAGCGGTTGCCAAAATCGCGAGCGATTACGCCAAAGATATCAAATCGGAAATCTTCGAGATTGCCGAGCAGAACGGCGTCACGGCGAAGAAGACCCAGGGCGCCGCGGAGCAGAGCGGAAAGTCCAAGGAGTGGGATTTTCAGGCCCACGGCTTTATCCTCAAGAAGGTGGCCGGCTTTTGTTTGGAAGCGGAGATATGGGCCGCCGATATGTTCAAGCGGTATACGGGCGAGAAGTTTACCTACATCCCGCATTACCGCGAGAAGTACGCAGTCACAGACTCCGTTTCTGAAATTGAGCTGCAGGAGAAGGTCCTGGAGAATGACGTGAGCCCGAAGGCGAATACTCTGGCCAAGAAGAACATCGCGCGCCTGGCCTTCGCCGGTAATACCGAGGAAGAGGTCAAGCCGGTCATGGAGGAAATCGACCAGATGGCAGCCGATGAGGCGAATGCCCAAGACCAGAATGACCAGAGCGACCAGGGAGGAGAGGATAATCCCGATGGTATGATGGGTGGAAAAGAGGAGGGCATGGATGGTAAGGAAATGCCTATGAATAAAAACCGAAAGAAAGGGGCAGGCAATGGACAATCGAATCCTAGCGCTGAATGATTTTAAAGCGAAGGCGCAGCAAAAAGATGCAGAGCAGGCCAAGCGCGACGAAGCGCGAACCATTCAGGAAATAGTTCAGCTCTCGGTTGAGATTTATCGGCGACTTCTCCCGGGGACCGCGCTCCTCGTGGATGTGAAGACCGGGAAAATCGTAATACCTGGAAGAACGGCGGGTGATATGAGCGGGTGCCTTTTCGTCAGCAAGCCCGCTGCGATGATTCGCACGGCGGCGCAGGTGGACCTCGCTGCGGGCGGCGATCTCCCACCCTCCGAGAATCCGCCAAAGGGTGGGGATAATGGAGGTGTAAATGGATAGCCCGCAACAGGGGGACGAAGATGTCGCCATAAATATTCTTGGTCAGATGGCTGCGCATGCATCGCAGCTTTTAAACCCTGGCTGCATGGCCATTGTCGACATCAAAACTGGAAAAATGCTTAGCCCAGGAGAAAGCCCATGGGCAAATCCTGGCACAATCATAATCATGCGTCCTGCGGCCGTGCAGCCGATTCATGTACAAGTAGGCGTTTCACGGGAAGATAGCCGAATCGGGAGGATGAATTAACTGATGAAAGACCTTCAGGCCGAACAGGATAAAGCCGAGGTTGAGCATATTGATGCCATGGTTAATGAGCTTCTGCGTCATTACGGTTCAGTCACGATTTTGGTGACGCGGCAAATGATGCCTGAAGATGTCAGCATCGGCCGCAATCCCGGTGATACGCGCTCTATCATCAGAGGCGGGGGTGATTGGTACGCCCGTTATGGTCATATGCGGATCTGGTTGGAGAAGGCCGAAGAGGAGGAACGTGAGCATTCAAGGGGAAAAGAGTAATGCCGAGTAATCCCATTCGCAAACCCATGGGCGAATTCACGGACGCCTACCTCGAGCGCGCCCGGCTGTATATCCAAGAGGTCAAGCGGCTCATGGCCCAGGGGTACAGCACCAAGCGGGCCGTGGATGTAGCCTGGAAAAACGTCCGGTTCGGTGAGGTCATCGCGGACTCCACGGCCGAGGGCATGATCAAGGCCATGGTCATCGGCAAGGGACCCGATATCACCGTGGGTGTAGACCTCACAAAGGACATGATTCTCCACAAGTGGCACGACTTCGATGACGTACCCCTCTCGAAAACCCTCTACCAGAACGAGAAGCAGGCGCGAAAAATCATCAAGGGCGAGCTCGAAGCGCAGGTGAAGCTCGGGCGTAATTACAAGTACGCGGCTCAATTTCTGCAAGACAATACCGGGCAATTCAAAGCCGAAGTTCCGAAGTATCTGGATGACCTGTATACTGCAGGCAAGCGCGCCCTGGCCGGGGATCCGGAAGCGCAGCGCGAGCTTAAGGGTAAAATCAAATCGGTGCAGCGACAGATTGATAAACTCTCATCCAGCGGGAGCACTGACCGCCTGGTCGTTGCCTATCAAGATCTCCTGGACGCAGTCGAGAGCGGCAATGCGAAGGCCATGGACAAGCGGTTGCATCGTGCGGTTGAAGAGAAGGCCCGCTACCAGGCTGAGCGCGTCGCACGCACGGAGATTGCCCGGGCATACGGCGATGCGAAGATAGCGGTCATCCAGGGTGATGAGGATTCAACCGGCTGGCGGTGGGTCCTATCCTCTGCTCACAAGCACACGGATATCTGCGACTTCAACGCAGATGCCGACCTCTACAATATGGGGCCGGGTGTCTATCCCCTGGACCGTGGCCCCGAATATCCTGCGCACCCGCATTGCACGTGTATCTTGAGGCCGTTCTACAAGGAGCACAACGGTCGCTCGACCGTGGACACAAAAGCCGGGATTGAATACCTGAAAAGTCTCGATGCCGAAGATCGCGTCGCCATGATGGGACAGACGGACGCGGACGCCTTCGAGAGCAACCCGGACGGCTGGCGCTCCTATGTCACCAATTACGAACAGGTCGAAAAAAAGCCACAGATGAAAGCGTAATTCCTCAGCTGCTCTCCCTCACAGCTCTATCCTTCACGGTAAAGAAAAGGTAAAAATCGGGTAAATTCCATATTTCCTGCTTCATCTTGCAGATAAATTATGGGTGAACAGAGAAAAGTACGTTCCAACCCAAATCAAGACCCTGGAGGTCAAAGAATGAGCCTGGAGCACATTCGTAAGTTCCTGAAAGAAGCTGGCAAGGGCAACCCGGAGTTGTCCGAACAATTCATCGATGAAGCTGTCACCGAGGCGACAAATAAATCGCGGGAAGAGGTCCAGGAGGCCGAAAAAGCGCGGTTCATCGCCGAGGCAAAGAAAATTCGCGCCGATATCGACAAGCTCAAGCCTTTCAAGGCTGCGCTTGAAGAAGCGGGATTTGATGGCACGATGGAGTTGCCGGAGTTCATTGCAAGCCTGAAAACGGCCGTTAAAGAGGTGAAGGATAAGCCCGCGAAGACCGAGCTGGAAAGACAGCTCGCGGCCCTCACGGCGCAGGTCAAGGGCCTCAATGACGCCAAGGCGGAAGCTGATCGCGAGAAGGACCAGCTGCGACAGGAACGCAAGTCCGCGATTCTGAGAGAGCGCTTGATGAAAGACGTTGGCGAGAAACTCGTCAATGGCGAGGATACAGTCAAGTTGCTCATCCACGAGGGCGCGGTTGATTTGGAGGAGGACGGAAAAACCATCATTTTCAAAAACGGGGACGTCTCGACGCCATACGATAAAGGGGTTAAGGATTTTTTGAAGGCGCGGGAATTATCCCTTAAAGACAAACAGCGCGGAGGAGCCGGCTCGAACCCCGGCGAGGGAAATCCGAAAATCACGGCGAACATGACGGCCGAGGACATGCTGAGAATTCCGCGCAAATAAGGAGATTTAACCTATGGCATACATGACACTGCTCGAAGCCGCCCGCGGCATGGAACCCAGTCGTGAGCGCGGTATCATCGAGATCTACGCCCGCGAGAACCAGATCCTGACCGTTGCCCCCATCCAGCCCACCGGCGCCGTAAAGCTCTGGAAAGTCCAGGACGCCCTTCCTTACACGACCGCCGCCACCGGAACGCGCGCCGTGAATGGTGACTTCACCGCATCCACCGGCCGCAGCAAGGCCTATGAGGCCAAGTGCAAAATCTACGGCGGCAAAATTCAGGTCGACCGCTACATCCAGCACAACTACCCGGATTCCGTGGCCGAGGACGAAGTCGGGCAGATTTCCGCTCTCGCCCGGCAACTCTTCATCGACGTGTTCGAGGGCTCCGGGAGCCAGTACCTGCGCGGCATCAAGGATTGGAGCACCTACGATAGCTCTTATACCGGCCAGGAAGTTGACGCCGGTGCCACCACGACTCCCGTGGTCGTCACCTGCGACGCCCTGGACGAACTCATCTCCAAGGTCGATGTGATCCCCGGGCGGACCTTCCTGTACATGAACGACTACCCCTTCCGGAAGATCAAGAAGGACAACCGCGGCGGAGTATCGGGCGCGTTCAATGTCCAGTACACCCCGGAACAGATCGGCCATTTCGCGGGGATGTATGACAACATCCCGATCGTCGTCACACGTGACGGCAAAGGCGCAAACCTCCTGTCCATCACGGAAACGGACAAGTCCGGCGGGTCGAGCAACAGCCAGTCGGTCTATTGCGTGACCTGGGGCCCGGAAGCCTGCCAGCTGTTCTCCAGCAACAGCTCGGGAATCCCGGGAATCATCCCGATGAAGGACGGGTCGAACTTCAATTACGAGGTCCTGGAGTGGTACATCGGCCTCGCACCGCGCAAGCCCAGGAGCTTCGCGCGTCTCAAGTACGTCAAGAACGCCCTGAGCTAAACCGAAGGAGGAAGAGATGGCGCGGAGAGAAGAAATCAGACGGCCGGTTCACGAGGCACAGCAGGAACACCCTGAACGCCCTGACCAGGTGGATGGTCCGGTTGAACTGCCGTCGGATGGAAATCGCTTTGAGGGCCAGGAGCCCACGGCGCAGCCCGATATCATTTCGGCTGAATCCGCGCATCCCTTCGGTCTGGATCTGAACGACGTTCCTGAGAAGATCAAGAAGGCCTTTTTGAACCTTCTGGAGCGCGTGGACATCTTGGAGGCGAAAACGCACTTCATGCCCATTGCGCGCCCGATGCAAGCGCCGGATGGAAAGAATCACAATACCGATTCCATCAAGGTGCTCTAACCTTAACTTTTAGGAGATTTTATTATGGCCGCTACAGCCGCAACCCCCGCAACCTTCCCTACCGGGATGCTTCTCGGCGGAGTCGCTCTCAAAGCCGCCGGACTCGTCGCCGCGGATGACCAGAGCACAGCCGTCATCGTCGGCAAAGGAAAGTTCAAGCTCGTCGTCGTGATTTCCGCAATTGAAATCGCGAGCAATGACGAGTACTACATCATCGACCTGGAGGCGAACACCGCCGCCGCCACGTCCACCTGGTTCACCCTGGCGACTCTGTTCGCCGGCGGAGCCACGGAGAAGGTCAACAAGCCGGATGGCGTGGTCGGGACGTATGTCACCCTGGTTGAGAACCCGTACGATTACCAGGTCCGTGTAGCGACGAACGTCATGGGCACGATCGCTGCGGGCATCAACTTCACGGTAGATATCTACCCGGTCGAGAGCAACGCCTAAACATCCTTTCTTTAAGGGGTCCGGGCGGGCGCGAGCTTTCCCGGCCCCTTACCCCGGAGGGGATTATGGCGATGCGCGTCGAGTTTGAAGGGTTCGACAAGCTGATTGCCTCTTTCGCCAAGATTCCGCGTATTGCAGCGAAAAATATGCGGCTCGGGCTGAAGGAAGCGCTTGGCATCGTCGAAGATTATTCATCCACTCATCACAAGTACCGGGCGAATACCGGACATGCGGACGCTGCATATAAGACCGAAGTCTCGCAGAATGGCATGAGTGCAAGCCTGACTCTTGACCCCACCATTTCCGGTGCCCCCTACGTCATCCCCCTCCATGAAGGACACAAGGCCTATACCGTGGTGCCGGTCCATAAGAAGGCCCTGGCCTGGGTGGATAAGGGCATGGCGGAGATCTTGGCGGGGATGAAGGGCATCCGGGGGAAACGGCGCATGAGCATGGCCTTCGCGAAGAAAGTGAATATCCCGGCAGCGCCAGGTGATCCCTTCTTATACAATGCCTTCGAGGTGAAGAAGCGCGACGTTATCGAGTGCATCAAGGTGGCCCAAGTGAAAACGATAAAAGAAGCGGGGTATTAAATGGCAGAGCCAGAGACTCATTACATCTCATCCTCGGACATCACCGACAAGCAGCTCCTTTCCACGTCGCTCACCGCGGAGCTCACGGCAAAAATCGCATTGTGTGATGACGCCCTCGAGGATATGACCGAGCGCAAAGATGTGGATGCGGATGAAATCGAAACAAGCCCGCTCCATTTTTCGGTCAAGATGTGGTGCGTGTATTGGGTTTGCTGGCAGCTCTGCAGCGACCTTATCGGTTCGAACAAGCTCCAGTCCATCGAGCAGGACGTGTACTTCCAGAAGGCGCGCGAATATGAGAAAAAGCTCAAGGATATCGAGCTAACAATAACGGTGGAAATGCTCACTGGGACCGTGGCCGACAAATCGGGGCGGTCTTCAAATACTACCCGAATTTACCGGGGATAAAAAGGAGAATCAAATGTCACAATCAAAGGTGAATACGCGCTTGCTGCCCGATGTTGGCTCTGTCAATGGTGGCCTGGAAAATCTGAATGTCCAATCGATTCAATCGGCCGACCAGGCGGCGCTGGTTTCGGCCATCCGGGAACTCTGCGGGATGCTCCAGACCGGAAGTGCAGCGCCAAGCGGAACGGCTCCGAGCACGGGCGCGATCTATATTCGCACCCTCGGGACCAGCGTGACGAACCTTTACGTTGCGCCTGCCAATTCGGCGACATGGTATCCGATTCAAAGTATTGGGGATTATTAATGCGAATTGATCATGGGGCAGATGTCCCAACCCTTTTCCTGGACTGCGGACCTTGCGGTAAAGAACCGGGTTGCGGTATGCAGGAAAACCCATTCCGCACAACCGCAGAACTATCCGCGCATATACGGATTCACCGCATCCTGAACTTCCGCCTCATGATTAAGCTGGATGGAACCTGGCGCTGCGTGGGGGGTGAAGCGTGAGCCTTAACCGCGTGGCCGCTATTTTCAAGGTAGGCGATAACTCTCCATATATGGACGGGAATCTTATCTGCTACATCGACGAAGCGGAATGGGGTCTGCCGCTCGAAAAGATAATCAGCGCATTCACCACCCGTGTTTTTTGCTGCATGATTGTAGACCGGAAATTTCTCAAGATTAAGGAGAAGGCGCTTGCGCAGATATATGATTCGGAATTGCTCGACGCCGATGGAATGCGCATTGGAAAGCTCGTCCACAATTCATCCATTAAAACTGATTTCAAATATCTTGAAGCGCGGTTAGTGCAGCCCGGGCTTGAAGATAAACTCCGCTCGAAGGTGGATAATACAGGCCTCATCGACGGAACAGCTTTGAGCGAGACGGATTTCACAGACCCGCGAGATGATAAGCATGTCAATCCTATTCCGGATCTGAATGCCGTCACAAGCGGAAGTTATACGGTCGGAGCTGGCGGGAATTACGCGACATGGGCGCTCGCTTTCGCGGATATCGGGACGATGACAGGAGATTTGACGTTCACCCAAATATCAGCGACAACGGAAACAGCTAATGCGACTAAATCGGTCAACTTCGGAGCAGGTAATTACACTCTAACCTTGACCTCCAATAACCCCCCGCTTGGAAATCCGAGTGGTGGATGGGTCTCGTCTTGGAACGCGGCTGTTAATTGCGTGACTATAAATGGCAGTGTCAATCCTGGAATCATCAGGATAAGTCATATGAATTTCAAACGGTTGGTAGAGCCAGCCTCGTCCAGTGTGATGCTCTATTTTGGCAATAGTGCAATAGCGGGTACAGTTTCTTATGTCAACGATATAATCCTTAATGTAAACAATGTAATTTTCACGGCTGGGAGATACACATTCGGCGCCTACCTCCAAGACGTAGATGTCATTCATAACTGGTTCAACGCGTTGCTTGTCAACAATAATTCTAATACCGCATCCGGTGTCGCAATAGGCGGCGGACTTTATGGAATCAATTCGGTGTTCGAGAACATTTCCGTATACAACGCTTCAGGCTCGGCCAAGGGCTTTTTGTTTAGCTCCACAAATGCTTCCATCAAGAAGAATTTGGCCGTATTTACTTTAGGAACATGCTTTACCAATGTGGGGGAAGGTACGTTTTCAAAATGTGCCTCTTCTGATACCACGGGCAGCGAGGAGGGATTAAAATCGCTCGTAGCTGCGACGGAATTCGAATCCCTTGACTCAGCATCCACTCTTTTTCTTAAAGCGAAGATGGGCTCTACTCTCGGCAATGGCGGCACGGCCACATCCATAACAGCAAACACTTATGGTATCCGAGGAAATCAGCGACCGAGGGGCGCAAAATATTCCATTGGCGCGGATGAATTACAAGGGCGCGGAATGGCTTCAGTTCTAAATCAATCCTGGGGGCAAATGTAATGGCACTCAAAAATACCGCAAGCGTGGCCTATTTCAAAGTCATTGACGTAACCACAGGAAAAGGCGTCCCCTCTCTGACCGTGGCCGGAGGTGCCTTTACATCTATCAAGTTGGACCAGGACAACACGCTCGGCTCGGATATTCAAGGCTCAATCACCCTTGTGGATAAGGGGAATGGCCGATATGCTTTCGCGCTCGATGCGGCCGCAATGAATTACGGTGTGGTCTGTCCTGTCGTGGTCATGGTCAATGCGAATTACGAAGCACACGGCGTTGTCATTTACACCGAAACCGCAACACGTGGAGCAGATGTTATTGACGGTGCGATTACCCGCGACCAGACCTTAAAGCGCCTTCTCTCTATGGCGGTCGGCGCGGTTACAAAGACAGGTGATGCCTACGCCTTCAAAGACCAGGCCGGGGCGACCCTGTTTACGATCACAATCGCAACCGATTCCAGGAGCGTCGCATAAATGGCAACAATGCAGGGTATCGGTACTTTTGGATGGTGGGGTGGGTCCGGAGGCTCTCTGCCTGTTCCTGATGCACCCACCGGAGTTTCCGGTGTGGCACTGTCCTCCACCTCCCTGCGCCTATCCTGTGATTTCATCCCCACGGCCACCGGGATTGATTGGTATGAATGCAGCAATGCGGCCGGGGATGATCCGGTTATCCTGGCGGGGATGCCCGTTGCCGATTTCGAGCACGTCGTGACCGGGCTTTCGGCCATGAGCACGCATTATTATAAAAGCAAAGCTCGGAATGGGTCTGGCCAGAGCGTGGCGTTTTCGGCTGTGGCCGCGGTCACGACGAAAGCGGCAAAGGAAATTCTCACCTATTGCCTTGAAAAGATGGCCTCCGACATCGAGGACATGTCCACCGCCAACGGGTATAATTACAACTGGGGGAGCAGCAATCGTAATGACCAGGCGAAGAAAGACACGTATCCGAATTCCGAGATTTACCTCTCCAGCGAAACGAACCAGGACAGCAACCAGGGCACGAGCGCGAACTCCTACACGAATTCAACCGTAGTAGAGATTCATTCTTTTACCGAGCTGGATGCCGTAGCCGATATGGCCGTCTTCGATGCTCAGACCTACATCGACAAGATGATTTCGGATTTGAAGAAGTGCTTTGCCACGGATTACAATCTCGGGGAGAACTGCTATTCAGTCCGCTACCTGGATTACCGGGTTGAAACCATTGAGAACGGAGACGCCATTGTCCCGGTAAAGGTGATTTCGAGATGGCAGATACAATATGCGCAGGATGCATTAAACCCGTCCATTCCGGCACAATAACAAAAGGAGAATAGAATGAGTGCTCATCAAAACCCAAAATTCCGCTACATGGTGATTAAGCCGGAAGTCACCCCCGGCACAGCAGTTGCCCCCACGACCACGGAGCGCGTTATCCGCTTCCGGGACATCAAAGCGTCGAGTGACTTTGACCTCGACGATGAAAACGCCAAATACTCGGATGGCACGCATGCGGAAGAGCAAAGCATTGTCGGCCAGCAGAAGGGCGTGGTCCAGTGCATGGTGCGCTGCAATGTCGGCTCAACCGATATCACCACTCCCAAATGGTGGGAGATTGCAAAAATGTGCGGCTGCACCCCTACCTCCGCTTATGCCACCACCAAAGGAATCGGCCTGGTCCGCCGACTCGCCAAGGATGATCAGACCTACACCATTTACGTCTCTGACGTAACCATCGGGTCCTCGCAGATCCACACTTTCAAACAATATGCCGGCTGCGTGGGCAATATGACCCTGGGCGTGGACAAGTCGGGCGGGGTGTGGGCCGCGAAGTTTAATATTTTCGGCAAGCTCATGGACATCGTGGACGCCTCTGAAATCGCGCTTTCTGCCCCGGATACAGTTCAACCCCAGGCCTACCTCTCGCACGCCTTTACGATAAACAGTCAATCGCAGAAGGTTCCGACCTGGCAGTTCGACCTCGGGAATGTCATCAAGGCCGTTCCGGACCAGAGCGACGCGACCGGGATCAGTCATTACGTCATCCTGGAATCACATCCCCGGCTATCCTGCAATCCCCTGGCTGTGAAGCAAGCCACCACGGATGTGTGGGCCAACATCCTTTCCAAGCCTGCGAGCCACACCATCCAGCTTAACACGGCAGCCGCGAGCAAGCTGTCTCTGAAAATCCTTGATGCGCAGTACATCAAAGCGGATGAAGCAGAGGCTGAAGGGTTGCGGAGCTGGGCATTCAACTTCAAAGCTCTGGGCAACGGCGCGCCGGGGACTTTGATTGACTCGGCTCTGACCTACGAGGACACTTTCGAGCTTCTGCAGGGGACCAGGTCGTAAAAATAAAAGGAGGGATGGATGGCGGAATTTAAACTCGATGCAAAGTACCGGAAAGCGCTCCTCGGGCTTATGCCCTTCTCACAAGAAGGCACGCTCGACTATACTCCGGAAGGGTTCGACGAACTCCCCGAGGAGATCCGGCCGGTGTTCAAACTTCGTGCGCTCAAGCGTGGTGAAATCCAAACGGTGAAGGATATCACTTTCGACGACAAAATTAAAATCAAAATCGAAAAACTCATCAAGGCGATTCGTCCGGCCATCCTGGGGTGGGATAAGGTGTACGACCTGGCAACGGGGAACCTTATTCCCTTTGAGGCCTCCGAGGATGGTGGACCCACGAAAGAACTCTGGGAGCGTATGCCGGACACGATTACGACGCTTCTGTATCGGGAAATTTCAGTGATGTCCGGCCTGCAGAAAGCGGAAAAACAGGGTTTAAAATCCTAGCCGGTATCCACGTCGGCGCGATTCCGGCTGAATGTGATGCATGTGCCGACTTCAAGGCCCTCCATGGACGCTTGCCGACCAAGTGCAAGAATCCTGCTGGGGCATGGGCATGGGACGATGAAGATGATAAATACAATGCGTGCCCGGTGCGATTTATTCCCAATGCGGTCGCTCAGTGGGACAATCAGCGCCGGTATGAGAACCGCCACGGTGCCCCAATGGTCAAATACCGCGACCGGAATAGCAAGTTCATCGAGGCCGAAGAGGAATATGACCATTGGTTCGAGTACTGGAAGGACCTTTTAAAGCCAATCGGGAAATAGCATGGAAGACGTAAGAGTAAAACTTATCCTCGATGACGAACTCAATACCCAATTCGTTGAGGCGGGGAAAAAAGCTCAAACCGAGGCTCAAAAGGTCCAGGATTCCATAAACGGAATCGGGCGGTCAAGTAATTCAGCCGGTGCCAGCATCCAGGCGTTCGAGGGAAATAGCCGTCAATCTCTGAGGCGCACAGCGGGAGATTTCCAGCAGCTCGCCCTCGGCGTTCGTGAGTTTGGCGATAATGCCATACGTGGCAACCTGGGCGGGGCTATGGTCAGTTTTACCCGTCTGGCCGTGGATGGGTTCAAGACGGTCGGCGTGGAAGCGGCCTTGGCGACCGGCGGGATCTCCCTGGCTGTGGGTGCAATCATACTTCTGATTCAAAAGGCCATTGAATCGAATAAAGAACTTGAGGAGGCACAGAGGCGCGCCAACGATGCCATGGTCAAACTCGACCAGATAATGGCTGAGCAGATCCAAGACCAGACCGAGCAGGCTATTGAAAAACGGATACAGACCGGGGAGA